TCGCTGGCGAGCGGGAGCAGCGCAGCGTGAAAGCCCGCGAACCACCCGGCTGTAATTGTGGTGCGGATATCCGGCGAGGTAAAGGCGGTGGTCGTGTCCAGACCAATGCCGATATTGACCGAGATAGCACCGGCGGAGGCGTTATTGAGATGGCCGGTAAAGATAATATGAACGACCTCGCCGGCCCAGTTGAGCCATTCAACGCGGTAACCTGTGCCGATTTCAGCGAGGGACGTGTTGGTCATGGTGGTATTGGCGAGCGCCGTGCCTTGCAAGGTCACACCGCGCTCGCCATACCACGACCGCACCCACCGCTGGTTGGCGAGGTCCACAAAGGTTCCGGTACTGCGCGTCTTGACCATCCCGACGAGCGTTCGCGTCGGGTCGGGCGTCGCGCCGCCTTTGACCTCGACGCCGAAGTCGGCGTCGGTCGTGTGGCCGGTCGTGCTGAATTCGAGCGCCGTCGCGCCCGCGTTGTCGTAGGCGTAGACGTAGTACAGCGTGTTCGCCGCGAGCCCGCCGTTGGTCGCGCTGACCTCGGCGCTGACCTGGCGGAGCTTCCATGCCCCGCCGACCTTGAGCGGGATCACGCCCAAGCCAAGCCTGATCTCCGTGGCCGAGACGAAGCGCAGGCGCGCCGTGCCGAGCCCGCCGAGCTTGAGAATGCCATCCTCATTGAGCGCGATATCGAGCCGGGCGTCGAGCGTCGTCTTCGAGCCGCGCGCGGCGATCAGCTCGGCGATGTAGTCCTCGATCACGCCGCCAGAGGGTGATGCGAGCCCCTTCGCATCTACGCCAGTGCTCGCGGCAGCGGGCGAGATCAGGCCGATATCCGCCGCCGTGATGCCGTCAGGCACGTTGTTGTCCGCGACGGTGACTGTTGTCGTGTTCGTCCCGGCGTTGTAGGAGACGGCGGTGACGCGCGAGTAGTTCGGGCCCGGCGTCATCTTCACCCGCCGGTTCACCTGGTACAACTGCGTCTGATCCCCCGTCTTGGTGAACTGGTTCGCCGCCGTCTTCGTCGGCGTGCCGGTGACCGCCTTCCACTCGTCGGGATTGAGCGTCGTGCTGGCCTTGAGGGTGCCGTCCTCGTTGAGCGCGACATCGAGCCGAGCGTCCAAGCGCGATGCAGTGCCGCGCGCCTGGACGACCTCGAGGATCAGAATGTCGATGAAGTCGAGCGTCTTCCAGCTCGAGGTCGCCTGGTCGTAAATCTTCAGGATGTTCGGGCTCTGGCTCGTGTCGAGCCACAGCATCCGGTCGATCGGGTTGGCGGGCGCGCTCGGCCCGCTGTTCAGCGACGCGACGGCGTTGTCGTTCGCCCTGATGTCCGCCGCGAGGGTCGCGAGCTCCTCGTCGTCCTGCGGCTGGGTCGGGTTGAAGCCCTGCGCCATGGCCTCGTCCTCGCGTGCTACCCGGTTTCGATCCGCCCGCGGTCGGCGGAGAGCCGGCACTTGCGCAGCCGCGCGAGCGCCGCGACGCGCTCGGGAGCGGGGCGGCCGCGGAGCGCGTCGTCCGCCACGAGCTCGGCCTGCCGCCGCGCGACGCGCTCCAGGTTCTCCGCCGCCCACCGCGCCACCATCCGCGCGAGCATCGCCTCGAGCGTGTCGGCGTGCTCGGCCGTGAAGAGCGTCAGCACCTCCTCCTCGGCGGGCGTCAGCCGGACCTCGTAGCGCCCGGGGCCGAGCCTCGTCACCTCGCTCATCGCTTGGTCTCCAGCAGCATCAGGCGGCTGAACTTGAACTGCCCGCGGTTCTGGCCGCTCGCATTGCGCGCCTCGACCGCGTAGGTGAACGTCCCGGCGCCGGGCGTCTCCTTCTCGTGGAAGTTGTAGATCCCGGACGCGGACGGGCCGAAGCGCTTGAGCTCGACGGCGCCGCGCAGCAAGCGCACCTCGTACGTGTCGCCGGTGCCGTCGTTGGGGATGAACCCCCACGTCCAGATCAGCACCTTGCTCTGCGCCGTCGCGACGGTGAAATTCAGCGCCGCGACCTGCTGGAACGCGGTCGTGAGGTTGAACACCGTGGCGTCGTTGTTCACGAGATCCGCGTTCGTCACGGCCTGGGCCGCGATGGCGTCGGTCGTCGCGAGGCGCGTGGCGCTGACGAGCTGCATGTCACGACACCCGCACGCGCTGGAAGATGCTCGCGGGCCGGATCCGCGCCCGCACCTTGAACGCGCGGAACGTGTAGTCCCCGTCGCGGAATGGCTGCCACGCGCCGAAGGTGGCGCCGTCCTGCGAGAGCGCGAGCTCGAGCTCGGTCGTGAAGTCCTGGGTCACGGCCGTGAGCCGGTCGCCGCGGAAGGTGTTGAGCCGACGGCCCGGGAAGCTCTTGAGGTTGGCCCGGAAGGCCTCGCCCGTGAGGGCGACGGCCCAGAAGATCGCGGACGTGCCCGCGCTCCCCTTGTCGAGGACCGGGCTCTCCAGAACGAGCTCCTGCGCGTCCCACGGCGCGCCCATCCGGAGGCGCTTGCCGGTGAACTCGGGATCGGTCAGCCGGACGCCCGGCAGCTCGTTGAGCCGGATGCCGTTGAGATTGGCGATCGCGATCGGCGCGAAGTAGACGAGATTCGTCCGCGTCCAGGCGGCGAGGTTCGTCTGGGTGACGAGGACGTCGCGGCGGCTCACCGTCCCGGCCTGAACCGTCGTCGCCGTCGCCTCGGGCCCGCGCGTGCCGTCCGGCGCGATCGCGCGGATGCGGTAGATGTGCGTGCCGTCGAGGACGTCGGGCAGGCGCAGGAACGTCGCGTCGACCCTCGCGGCGACGAGCTTCGCGCCGACCCAGGTCGAGCCCTCGCGGATCTCGTAGCCCACGGCGCCGTCGACGGGGGCCCACGTGAGCGACACGCCGAGATCCGACTGGACCGCCTGGAAATTCTGCGGCGCCGCGAGCGCCGTGCGCGGCGCCGTCGTGACCGTGCGGCCGAAGGCGTCGCCGCTGCGCCGCGTGCTCGGCGCGACGGCGGAGAGCACCAGCGTCACGCCGCCCGCCGCCCCGAACCCGGGGCGGAGGTCGAGCACCTGCCAGAGCGAGCCGTCGACGCCGCGCAGGCCCGCGCCGAGATCCGGCCAGTGCGGATGCGTCACCGTCACGAAGTCCCCGAGGTCGAGGTTGTGGTGCTTGTAGAAGACCGTGACGGGCACGAGCGGCGCCGGGTCCGCCCACCGGTCGAAGACGAGGGAGACGTGCCGATCGATGAGGGCCTGCGCGCCGAGCTCGGAGCGGAGTCCGGCCCACGTGTGGGGACGGCCCATGCCGTTCACCGGGCGGCGGCCGTAGACCTGGATCGAGCGCGTGGCCTCGATCTGCTGCCGCGTCTGGTAGTCGTGGCGCGTCTGGCTGCCGCCGCCGGGCAGCGCGGTCGGCTTCCAGTCGTAGCGGACGTCGACGACATTCACGACATCCCGATCCCCCGCCGCCCACGGCCCCCAGCTCACGATCGACGAGGTGTCCAGGCTGACGACCGCTGCGTCGGCCGAGGGCTCGCGGAGGATCCGCCGCGCCGAGAGCAGCCCGTCGGGGCTCGCCCAGAGCACGGCGCCGAGCGGCCAGAGGAGCTGCTGTGCGACGAAGGCGGCCGCATCGCTTGGCCCGGTGAGGCTGAACTGGAACTGGACTCCGGGGATATCCCGCTCCAGGGCCTCGAAGGCGGCCACGTCGACGAGCGCGACGTCGACGCCCGCCCCGAGGTCGCGCGCGAGCACGTCATAGGCGCCGTTGGTGCCCGCCCCGGTCGACGTGAGGACCTGGAGCGCGAGCCGCGCCGGGTGCGCCGGGCCGAGCGTGAGCGGCGACTGCTCGCTCGCGGTAAGGAACACTTGGACGTTGGCGCGGTACTGGACGTCCGCGCAGCGGAGCAGCCAGGTGACGCGATCCTGATCCAGCACGCGCTCGAGCACCTCGAAGCGCCCGAGGCGCACCATGTCCGCCTCGTCGAGGTCGCCGTAGCCCGCGAGCAGGTGGACGCGGGTGCCGGGGCGGATCTGCTCGCCGTTGTGGACGGCGGTCCCGGCGGGCCACGCCCGAGCCGTGGTGTCGTCCACGGCGCGCGTGAGGCGGGAGAACTGCGTCCGCTCGCGCCGCGCGTAGCGGATGCGCTCCGTCGTCCCGTCGGCCGCCACGAGCTCAAGCGTCCCCTCGTCCGGGTAGCCGCCGGTGTCGCCCACGACGGTGACGGCGGTCGAGTCCCCGGCCGTGAGGGGCGCCGCAAGCGGCAGTGCTGGGTCGCTCAGGTACGCCGTGACGATCCCGCCCTTGTCGAGGAGCGGGAACGTGAGGTTGCCGCGGGACGACGCGCCGGTGCGCAGGTCGACCGTCTGCGTGTTCCCGCTCGGCGTGCCGAGGAGCAGATAGGGGTTGCGCGTCGGGTTCCGCGGCGCCACGGGCCCGGCGAAGTCCCGGCTGAAGGGGTATTCCTTCGCGGAGCCGACGGCGCCGGGCGTGGCGAAGCGGATCAGGTATGTCGGCTGCGTGTGCAGCCGCTCGCGCGCGGTCCGGTATGCCGGTCGCTCGCTCAGCGCCATCTCACGCCCCCTGCCGGAACGTGGCGGTGACCGTGTACCGCGCGAGCCCGAGCGCCGTCCGCGCCGGGGCGAACCGGAGATCCTGGAGCTCCGCGCGGCTGAACACGTTGTTGTAGGCGTCGAACTCGTACTGGCCCGCGGTCGTCGCGAGGCGGTCGAGCACGAGCGAGCACTGGCGCCCGCCGAGGTCGCGGAAGAGCGTCCGCAGTTTCTGCACCGCCGCGCTGTCGAGCCACGCCCACGTGAGGCGCACGAACTGGTCGATCCTCACCAGGAGCGTCTCCATCGCGCCGGACTCCGCGACGCGTCGTCCCTCGACGCGCTCCTCCCACGGGCCCTCGATCACGTTGACCGGATCCTCGAAGTCGATCGTGATCAGCGTCCCGCCCGAATCGACGTACTGGATCCTCGGGTAGAAGAACCCGGCCTTCGGCGCGCCCGTGAGCCCCGGCATCTCTAGAGCCCCACCAAGACCTCGCGCGAGAGGATCCCGAGCCGCCGGTCGCGGTCGACCTCCGCGAGCATGCGCAGGAGCGCCTCGGCCGCGTCGGGATCCATGCGCGCGCGGAGGATCTCGGGTGCGGGTGCCAGGAGCTCGCGCCCCGCGAAGCGTGTGCGCGCCTCGAGGCCGCTCACCACCGTGCGGCGCACGACGGGCCCGGCGGGCCCTGCCTCGACCTCCTCGATCGCCACGGGGATCTGCGCCAGCGCGAGCAGGAGCTGGTCGCGCCGGCGCGCGAAGATCTCGCGCAGCGCCTGCTCCGTCCGTGCGCGCAGTTCCCGGCGCGCCTCGGGGAAGGAGGAGGTGCCGACGTGCAGGCCGACGACGAGCTGCGAGGGATCCTCCAGCAGGCGTATGACGTCGTCGACGGACGCAATGAGGCGCCCGGTCGGGACGAGGTTCCCGCGGTCCTCGCGGATGCCGCCGCCGATCGCGAAGGAGAAGCCGCCGAAGCGGCCGAGGTGCCCCGGCGTCGTGAGGATCGCGAAGATCTCCTCCGGGGTCTGCGCCGCCTCGACGCGCCGGACGAACGCCTCCGCGAGCTCCGACATCTCGCGCGCCTGCGGAATCTCGACGCGCTGGCGGAAGGTGGGCCCGCCCTTGCCCATCGCCCCCGCGCCCGCGCCGAGTGCCGCGCCCGCGATCGCACCGATGGCCGTGCCGATTCCGGGCATGATCATCGTCCCGAGGATCGCGCCCGACATGGCGCCGCTGACGCCGGAGAGCACGATATTTTCGGTCGTGGGCGGTCCCTGGAGCGCGCCGAAGATCGTGAGCCCGAGGCCGAGCGCCGCCCCCGCCGCGCCCAGCGCCGGGCCCAGCCCCTGGAGCGCGGTGCTGGCCGTCGCGCCCGCGCCGGCGGCGCCCGGCGACGCGACGCCGATCAGCGCGAGCTCTGCGCCGGAGTGGATGAGCTGGCCGCCGGAGACGACGGCCGCGCCGGTGCCGAGCGCGGAGAGCCCCGCGAGGCCCCCGGCCTGCGCGGCGATCGCGACGTCGATGGCCGTGACGCCCGAGCCTGCCTGCAGGATGCCCGTGGGCGGCATGCCGAGGCCGCCGAAGCTCGGGACGCCTCCCGTCGTGACTCCGCCTGGCACGACGCCGCTCGTGAATGCGGCCGGTGCGAGGCCGCCTGGCACCACAGCCTCGGCGGCAGGGACGCCGCCGCCGACCAGCATCGGGGCGGCCTGCGCGGAGCCGACGGGCACGACGACGAGGGCTCCAGCGCCGATCGTGCCGAAGGCGCGCCGCAGTTGCGCGAGGACCGGCGCGACGGCGAGCTTGGCGAGCTCGTCCGTGATCGTCCGCAGCATCGCGCGCGCGAAGTCCCTGCCGATGTCCGGCAGGCGCCGAAAATCGCCCGTGAGGACCGCGAAGAACTGGTCGGAGAAGGCGCGCTGCATGTTCTGCGCGGTCTGCCGCGCGATCGCCTCCATGCGCGCGCCGACTGCCTCGAACTCCTCCTGGCTCTCGCGCAGGCCCTTCTCGAGCCCGCCGATGGCCGTCGTGCGCTCGATCTCGCGCTGGAGGATCGCCTGCGCCCGGATGCGGGCCTCGAGGTCCGCGAGCTGCTGCTTGGCCTCGTCGTCGCGCGCCTGCTCCAGCTTCAGGGAGCGCTCGACCATGACGGCCACGAGCTCGAGCTGCGCGCGCTCGGCCTCGCGGAGCGTCGGAATCTGCTGCAGCACGCGGACGCGCTCGCGGTCGAGCTCGAGCTGCTCGCGCCGCTCCTGCTCCCGGAGCTGCCGCGTCCCCTCCGCGATGGCGATCGCCGCGAGGTTCCGCTGCTCGGCCTCCTGCGCCGCGAACTCCGCCTCCTCCTGGCGCTCGCGGAACCGGCGGTCCCGCTCGCGCGCCTCGATCTCGCGCCGCTGCGCCATGAGCCGCTCGAACCGCACCTGCGCCTGCTCGTCGAGCTCCCGGAGCCGGAGGCCGAGGTCGGCGAAGATCCGCGCGGCGAGGTCGGGCAGGCCGAGCTGCGTGAACTGCGCGGCCTTGAGCTGGGCATCGATCGTCAGGCGCTCGCGCTCGATCGCCAGGAGCTGGCGCTGCAGCTGCTCGAGCTCGCGGAGCTGGTCGAGCGCGCGCTGCTCGTCGCCCTCCTCGAGGGCCCGCTGGAGCCGGAGCTGCCGCTGCTCCTGGAGGACCGCGTTGAACTGCTTCGCGGCCTCCGTCGCCTCGCGCGCCCGCTCGAGGGGGAAGAGCTCGCGCACGGCGGCGCGCGCCCGCTCGATCAGCTCGGGGTCGACGCGGCCGAACGCCGCCGCGACCATCTTCCCGACCGCCTCAATCGGCTCGCGGAGCGCTTGCGGCAGCGCGCTGATCAGGCGCCCGACGGCGGCGGCGACGGCCCCGGCCGTCGTCGCCTCGAACGTCTGCTGCGCCGCCACGAGCTGGCGCAACTGCCCGAGCGCGCCCGAGAAGTCGAGCGAGGCGACGGCGCGGTTGAGCTCGGCCTGGACCCGCGCGGCCTCGCGCGCCGCGGCCACGAATTGCGCGAGCCCGGCGGCGGCCGTCGCGACGGCCACGACGAGCGCAGCCTTGCCGCCGGAGAGGCTCCGCGCCTCGCGGGCCGCGGCGGACATCGTGAACACCATCTGCCCGAGGGCTGGATTCACTTCCGCCACGACCTGGCCCGCGAGGGTGCGGACCATGGACGTCACGTTGCGGATCTCGCGGCCGGTGAGCTCGCTCGCCTTCGCCACCTCGCCGGAGGCGCGCGTGATCGCCTGCGACGTGCGCGTGAACTCGCCCTCGAGCTGGCGGAGCGCCTGCGACGCCTCGTTCTGCGCGCGGATGACGACGCTGAGCTCAAGCGCCATCGCCGGGCTCCTCGATGCCGATCGCGGCGAGCTCAGGCGGCAGCGCGGGCTCGCGCGGCGTCTCGCGCTCGCTCATCACGCGCCAGTCGAACACCAGCGCGGGCAGGGGCCGCTCCAGGAGCTCGCTCGGCAGGCGCCGCGTCTGGCGGGCGAGCTGGCGCAGGAGGGCCCTGACGGGCGGCGCGCCGAGGCGGAGGATCCGGCCGTCATCCTCCGGCACCCAGCCCCAGAGCCGCAGGAGGCCCACCGCGAGCGGCTCGCGGTCCTGCCCGAGCCAGGCGACGGCCTCGGGCGTGTCGAGGCGCGGGCGCACCAGGCACGCCGCGAGGAACCGGTCGACCCACTCGGCCCACGCGAGCTGCGTGTCGCGCCGGGCCGCTGGCGGCAGGGGCTCGTAGCACGGGGCGCCGGGCGCGCTCGCGGGCAGCCCGAGCAGGATCCGCGCTGGCGGCCAGGTCGCCTCGAGGACGAGCGCGCCCGGCGGGATCGGGGCGTCGTCGCCGGGCGCCGCGACGAGCGGCTCGGCCCGGCAGTACGCCGGACGCCCGAGGCGCTCGGCGAGCCAGGGGAGCGGCAGGAGCGCCACGCTACGCCCCCGCGGCCGCCGCCTCCGTGGCCGCCGCCGCCGGGAGCAGGCCGGAGAACTCCAGCACGGCCTGGGCGAGCGCGTCCACGTCCTCGCCGAGCCAGGCGGCGGCCTCCGGCGTGAGCTTGGGCTCGACGGCGGCCGCGCTCACGATCCGCAGCGCGACCTCGTCGTGGGCGCGCCGCCACTCCAGCTGGCGCTCCCAGGGCAGGCCCGCGAGCCACGCCGCGACGCGCTGGCGCTGCTCCTCGGGCGGGAGGGCCGCCCACTGCGCGGCCTCGGGCGCGGGCGGCGGCAGGAGCGCGAGGTACTCGGCGCGCCGGAGCGCGCGCACGCGCACGTACACGTCCTGCCCGAGCCGCGCGCTCGTGGCCGGGCAGCGGACCGCCATCGTGCCCGCGCGCTCGAGGAGCTCGAGGGTCAGGTAGCTCGCGCCCTCGGGGAGATGGCCGTTCGTCGTCGTCATGCGAGATCCCTCAGTCGAACGTGATCTTCAGGTCGCCATTCGCGCTCGGCAGCGTGCACAAAAGTGTCGTGGGGAAGACGACGAGGCCGTCGCGCACGCCGAGGCCCTGCGCCACGACCTGGACGCTGCTCTCGGGCGTGGCCCCCGCGCCGAACGCGAACTTCACGCGGTTGTACTGGGCGCTCCCGACCTGCCACGTCAGGTCGTGGAGCGGCGAGCCGTCGCGGAGCGCCGCCCACCAGCCGGAGTTGGCCTCGCGGTCCGCCTCGGGGTCGATCGTCACGCGGGGATCGCGGTCGATCCGCGTGACGCCCGCCACGCCGCGCGCGGCGTTGATCGCCTGGACGGGCTGGAGCGCGTTGTTGAGCGCAAGGCTGATCGTCGAGATCCGCGGCGCGTAGTTCGCCGCGCCGATCTGGAAGTTCGCGCTCACGAGCGTCGGCCAGCGCGGCGTGGCGTTGACATTGCCCGCGACGTAGGTGATGTCGGCGCGCTCCTCGAGCACGCCGACGAAGGAGAACTCGGCGCGCAGCAGGCCCGCCGCGCGCGCCGTGAAGCTCACGGTGCCGAGGCAGCCCACGAGCTGGTAGGCGGGCGCCGCCCCGCCGGGCACGTCGAGGACCAGGTAGATCGTGACCGTCTCGTCCGTGTTCGTCGGCTGATACGTGACCTTCTCCGCATTGAGCGTCGTGTCGACCGTCTCCGCGAGCCCGCACGCGCGCAGCGGGACAGAGATCTCCGGCTTGACGCTCGCCGAATAAGCGGAGCCGCGGCCGCGCACCGGCATCGCGAAGTCGAGGCGCGCGGTCGTGACCGACATCGCCGAGGGCAGGCGGCCCAGCTGCCCGGGCGCGCGGATCGGCGTCTCGCCGGGATCGATCGTGAGCCGGATCGACTCCGGGTCGACGAGCAGCACGTCGCCCGCGGTGTACGTCCCGGCGAAGACGTCGGTGCCGCTCGTCGTCTCCGCCTTCATCGCGACCACGGCCCGCGTCTGGCGCGGGACAGTCAGCTCCGCCATGGCCTGCCTCCCTAGCCCACGGTCTTGGTCTCGTCCGCAAGGATCGCGACGTGCTGGGCGAACGCACCGAGCGGCTCGAGCACGCCGTCGTCCGTCTCGTCCTCCAGGAACTCCACGCCGCGGGCGAGGCCGCCCAGCGTCTGCTCGGCGTAGAGCGTGTCGATCACGTCGGTCTGCAGGCGGAGGAGCCAGCGGCTCGCGGGCGTGCCGCCCTCGCTCCGCACGTAGCCGTAGATCACGGCGTGCAGGCGGTCCTCGACCATCGCCTGGCCGCCGACGGTCGCGACGATCCGCGGCCGCGAGCCGGAACCGACGCTGACGATCAGCACCGGGAACTGCGTCGCCTGCTCGATGCCGGTCCAGGTGCGCGTGACGATCGGATCGCGCGGATAGCGCCAGCCGCCCGGGCGGGTGCCCGTGAGGCCCTTGAGGCGGGTGACGACGGCCTCGAGGAGCCGGTCGCGCAGGGGCTCAGGCACCGAACGCCTCCCGGACGGCGGCCTCGAGGTGGGCCCGGGCCGACGGCAGCACGGCGCGGTAGGCGCTCTCAAGCCAGTGCCGCGCGCGCAGCCCCGGGTGCCTGACGCGGGCGGCGAACGTCAGCTGGCCCGCGCGCGAGACGAAGCGCAGCGCCGCATGCCCCTCGCGACGGCGCGCGGCGCGGGGCCGGATCTCCCAGGGGCCCTCGAGGCCGAACTCCTGCCACGCCGCATAGAACGCCCGCCGGCTGACGCGCAGGCGCCCGACCACGCCCGCCCCCTGCTGGCGCACGAGGACGCGGATCGAGCGGGCGAGCGTGCCGGTGCGGGGCTGGAGGACGGCGCCCGCCGCGTGCTGGCGCGCCCGTGCGGCGACCTCGGCGAGGAACCGCCGGACGGCCGCCGGGATCGCCGCCTCGACCCGCGCGCTCGGCCGCGGGCTCGGCAGCGTCGTGGTGACCTCGGTCGTGATGCGCGCGGGCATCAGGCGAGCACCGTCGCGCGGTAGGCGTCGAGGATCGCCCGCGCCTCGCGCGGCAGGACGACGTCGAGGAGCGTGACGCTCCCGCTCGGCAGCGTGACGGTCGTGACATCCGCGAGCTGCTTCTGCTGGTCGCGCCAGTAGCGTTGGATCACGTAGAGGCACGCGAGCTGAAGATCCTCGGGGATCTGCGAGAAGCCTCCGGTGTAGGAGACGACGACGGTGTAGGGATGCCGCGTGCTCACCAGCCACCCGCCGGGCCGGACGAGCTTGTAGGGCGCCAGGCGCGTCTCCTGTGGGTCTGGGGCGACGATCACGTCGGCATTGGCCGGGTCGCCGTCGGCCTCGCTCCGCCACACGGTCTGCGCGACGCCGTTGACGCTTACGGTCACCGGAGCGCTCGTGTCGACCGGCACGTCGCCGAGGTAGAGATCGCGACCGAGCGGCGCCGCGTAGCGGCGGTTCGCGTACGTCGCCCTCACGAGGCGCCGGCCGCAGTAGCGCTCGCACCGGTCGCTGGCGCGGTTGATGGCGACCTCAACGGCGGGGTCATCCACGGAGCCCGAGAGGTTGAGGAACGCCTTCGCGGTTTCGAGCGAGACGAGCGCGTTGGCCGCGAGCGGCATGGCCTACTTGTCCTCGCCCGGGGCGCGCATCTTGTGCTCGGCGGGCTGCGCGCGCTGCCGCACGCGTCCGCCCTCGCTGACCAGGCCGAGGCGGTCGGCCTCGGCCTGCGGGATCAGGCCCCCGGCGCCCGCCAGCAGCCACGCCGCGCGCGGATCGCCCTCCTCGACGACCGTCGCGCGGTCGGCGGCGAGATAAAGCGGGCGGTCGGCGACGAGCCCGCCACTCGGGACCTGGTCGCGGAGGCGGACGACGCGCAACACGACACCTAGAGCCCCGGCGGCAAGTAGAAGACGATGACCTCGAACTTGCCGGCCGTCAGCGCGGCGGTGCCGATGGTCATCCTGATGTTCCGCGCTGCGGTGAGCTTGATCGGCGCCGTGGCGAAGGTTTTCGTCGCGGCCTTCCAGCCGGTCGAGCTCCAGGGCGCGCCGGAGATCGCGGCGGCGCTCTGGAGATCGCCGGCCGCCTCCGTCTCGACGCTGATCGTCGCCGCGCCGCCGGAGGTCGGCACGGTGATAACGTTGAGGAACGCCGCGAGGACCAGGGCGCCGCTCGGCAATGCCGCCGACGGCATCAGGTTGATCGTGCTGACCGCGCCGCCGTCGACGGCGAAGTCGTAGAGCGCGCGCGCGACGAGGATCGGCACGCGCACGATCTCGTTGTCGCGCGGGACGGTCGCGAGCTCGTGGACCTGGGGCATCAGGCGACCTCCTGGTAGACGACCGCGCCGTCGACCGAGACGGCGGCGGAGAGGTTCAGGACGAGCGCCTCGCCAGCCGCCGTCTCGAACCAGCCCTCGGGGCTGAACGGCGCGGCGACGACGGTGCTCGCCGCGAGCGTGAGCCCGCCGGTGAGCGCCGTGGCCGCGCCGCTCTTGAAGGTGGCAACCACGGCCCCGGCGCCGACCAGCAGGAAGGCGAGGACGCGCAGGCACTTGCCCGCGACGGCCGCGACGAGCGTGGTGTCGCCCGACGTGGCGACGTCGACGGCGGCGTACCGCGCGACGCTCCCGACGGCCGGCATGGACTAGATCCCGGTGACGGTGCAGAACGCCGCCGGGCGGTAGACCACGAAGGCGACGCGCAGCCCCGCGCGGATCGTGCGCATGCCGCTCGTGAACTGCGTGCCGGTGAATCCGACCTCGACCTCGATGCCGCGCCGCTCGAAGAGCTGGCAGAAGTTCCTGAAGTCGCCGACGAGGCCGGTCCCCTCGGTGAGGCTGTCCGCCTGCACGACGCGCACGCCCCAGATCCGCTCCGGGCCCGGCTCCGAGGGGCTGCCCCAGATGTAGATGCCGTCCGCGGTGCGGAGCAGGCGGATCTCCTGCCAGTCGTTCGGGTGCACGACGAAGGCGTCGGGGAAGGCGCGCCCGGTGACGCGGACCTTGGTCAGCGCCTTGTACACGGCGTCTGGCACGGGATCCGTCCCCTTCGCCTGCGTCTGGATCCCGGTGACGTTCAGGATTCCGAGCAGGTTCGGCGCGACGCCGTTGCCGTTCAGTACCTGGTTGTCGAGCCGCTGGCGGATGCCGAAGGTGAGCCGCTGCGTGAGGTAGCTCTGGACGCCCTCGACGTCCTCGAGCTGCTCGTCGGAGACGGGGATCGAGTCGCCGATCGAGCGCACGGTCGAGCTCTTCTCGGTCAACTGGAACGCCGACTCGGCGTAGGCCGCCGCCTCGGCGCGCTCCGCCGCGCCGTGCGTGCGCGTGGTCTCCTCCATGTAGACGATCGCCGCCTGCTGCGTCGTGCCCGTCGGGATGATGTCGAGCACCTGGATCGGCCGCGTCGCCGCCTCGATCACGAGGCCGGGAATGCGGGTCGTCTCCGGCGGCCAGCCCGCGGTCGTGATGAAATTGGCCTTGAGCTCCCGGAGGCCGAAGCGCTCGTCGGTCCAGCTCGTCGGCGTGCGGCCCGTGCGCCAGTCGCTGAACGGCTTGCTCTTGACGATGATTTCGCCGAGCGTCAGCCCAGCGGGCTCCGGCGTCTCCGGGCCGGGCCACGGGAGCGTCCGACGCGCGGCCTTCCGCTCGCGCTCGGCCTCCTCGAGGATCTGGCGGGCCTGATCCTCGATCGCCTTGAGCTCGCGGTACCGCTCGTACTCCTTGGCCTCGTCCTCGGCCTGGCGGTTCCACTCGCGGAGCTTGGCGACGGCGCCCTCGGCGTCCGTGGCGCCGGTGAGCTCGAGCACGCGCGGCTTGCCGAAGTCGAGCGCCTCGCCGGCGGCCTCGAAGACCTCGGCGATCCGGCGCTGGGTGGCGAGGAGTTTCTCCTGGGCTTCGCGGACCTTGTGCATCGGCTCCTCCCGTGGGCGCCGGATGCAGCTCCGCGAACATGACGACGGGCCACCCGGCGCGTGAATCGCCGCAGTGGCCCGTCGAAAGGCCGACAGTGCGTGCTCCCGTGGAGGCTAGTGACCCTCCGGCGCTAAGTCAAGGGCTGACAACAGCTGTGAAAGAGATGACTATGAGTCACGGAACGGTTCGAACACGTTCTGCCAGCCGCAGTTGGGGCAGCGCCAGACCTGGCGCGGCGGGGGGATCAGGGCGCGGAGATCGGCCGCGTGCCGGAGGACGCCGACCAGGCGGAGCGGGACAGCGGTCTCGCCGCACCAGTAGCTGCAGCGGTAACACCGCACCTCGTCCCGCACGTCGGGCTCAGGCACGCGGCAGCAGGCGCGCGCGCGTGCGCTCGAACCGCGCGAGCTCGACGAGGATCTGGCCGCGGAGCGCGGCGGTCGGGTCGGCCGCCTTCACGGCCACGGTGCGCGTCCCGACGCCGGCGCCCACCAGCACGGGCGAGACCTCGTGCACACGCACGCGCTTGAGGACGCGCCGGGCCCCGAGGGCGCGGAACTCCGGCGTGAGCTCGGCCGTCTCGAGCACGTCGAACCCGTAGCTCCATTCCTGCAGGTCGCCCATGGCCTGCACCGTCGCGAACGTCTCGCGGCCCGCCGTCGTCTCGAGGAAGAACCGGCCGCGGAATCGCGCCTCGGTCGGCGTGACGCGGAGCTCGCCGCGGCCGACGGGCAGCGCGCCGAGCCAGGACGTGTGCCCGTACGCCGAGAGGCGGACCGGGGCTCCGTCCTGGAACGCCTCCGGCAGCGTCAGGTCGCCGTCGCTGTCGACGACGCCGAAGGTGGCGATCACGGCCTCCACGAGGCCCTGCGCCTCGTCGGCGACGCTGACCTTGAGGCTCTTGCGCGTGCGCGCCCGCTGCTCGGCCCGCCAGGCGGCCTCGCAGACGGCGTGGCGCTGCGCCGGGTCGGTGAACTCGTCGGCCAGCGCGCGGTGGCAGCGCGCGATGAACTCATCGTGCGTCTCGTCAGCGGCGGGCGTGGGAATCGGCATCGTCGGTCGTCTCCTCGTCAGCGGGGACCTCCGCGGGCGGGCGCGGCGGCACCCAGAAGGCGTTAGCGGGCTGCGCGTAGATCTCATCCTCGGGCCCGACGCGGAACCCGAGCTCGCGCTTCGCCTCCGAGCGCTTGAGCAGGCCCATCGCCCAGTGCGCCCGCACGCGCTCGTGCTTCTCGCTCACGTCCTCCATCAGCGCGGGCACATTCGCCGTGTCGAACCGCAGGCGCCAGCGGTCGGGTCGAGGCTGGAGATCGGGCAGGAGCTGCCGCGCCACCTGCTCGGCGACCAGTTCCTGCAACGGGATCACGCAGTCCGTCCACGCCATCCGCCTCATCTCCCGCATCGTCGCGCCGACCTTGGTGGTCTGCAGCCCGGTGCCGAAGCCGACGACGGCGGCGGGAATGCCGAGCGCTGCGCACACGCGCTCCTCCGCGACGTCGCGCAGCGGCGAGACGTCGAGGCCCTGCATGTTGTACTGCAGCACGTTGACGTCGGTCGGCTGGCCGAGCGCGAGCGGCTTGCCGCGCTCGTCCCCCGTGAAGTGCTGCAGGATGTACTCCTTCGTCGCCTGCACGTCCTCGCGCGACGCCATGCCGCGCTCGCGCGGCGCGATGATGATCCCGATGATCCCGAGGTTCTTGAGGATCGCCGCGGCGAAGTTGGCGGCCTGGTCGTCGGTGTAGATCTCGCGCGCCACCGACGCGAGCGGCGAGAGGCCGAGGCGCGGGTTGCGCGGGTCCAGCCCGTGGCGGATGTGGACGACGTCCGCGACGGGCACGTCGATCACGCGCCCGCCCGTGGTGTACCTGTACCGCTCGATGAACGCGTCGGCCGAGGTCCAGTGCGGCGCGATCATCGTGCTGGGCACCCACCAGAGCTGGACGACCTCGTCGAAGCCGTTCCTGACCTTCAGCCAATACGCGTTGCCCGACAGCATGAGGTCGAGGATCGTCGCCATCCAGAGCTCGCGCCCGCCGTAGAACGGCGTCGGCCGCGCCAGGAGATCCGTGAGCGGATGCGGCTCGACGCGCTCCCATTCGCCGTCGCGGAGCCGCTCGACGACCGGCGCAGCCTGCGGGAAGTTCCGCATGAGCCAGTTGAGCGGCGGCGCGATGACCGACGACTGCAGCCCGTCGCCCACCTCGCGGCCGTAGTTGATGCGCGTGCCGGGAAAGAGCAGCGTCGCCCACGACGGGCTCGCCGGGAAGAACTCCTTGAGCCGTTGCGCCGTCCGCCGGACCGCGCGCCACGCCGCGGTGAAGAGTTTGAGGATCATGCCCGCCCCCGCCAGCCCGCGTTGCACGGCTTGCACGTGCCGCGCAGGTTCTCCGGCGCGCTCAGGCCCCCGCGATGGAGCGGCACGATGTGGTCCACCTCCGTGGACGGCCGTGTCCCGCAGAGTGTGCACACCGGATCGCGCGCGAGGATCTGCCGCCGCAGCCGCTGCCACGCCGCGCCATAGCCGCGCTGCGCCGTCGTGCCGCGCGCGCGGTCGCGCGCCCGGCGGCAGGACCCGCAGTACTCCTGGGGTGGCACGATCCACGCCGTGCGGCAGCGCGGGCACTTCCGCCAGAGGATCGCGCCTAGAGCGGCCGCCATCCGCCCACCTCCCCGGCCAGCACGCGTGCGAGCGCGGTGACGAGCGCCGAGACGCCGTCGATCCGGCCCGTCGAGCGCACCTTGGACGGCTTCAGGTTCAGGTTCGCGTCGACGTCGCAGACCGTGTTGCTCACGCACCACCGCATCACAGGATTCCCATCGTGGCGGATCTGCCGCTGGAGCACGGCCCGCTCGAGCGCCTTGGCGGCGGGCGCGAGCATCCGGATCGTCTGCGGGACCTCCACGACCGGCACGCCGTCGCGCTGCAGGCGCACGATCAGGTCGCGCGCGTTCCACGGGTCCACGCCGACCTCCACGACGTCGTAGGCGTGCGCGAGCTCGCGGACGCGCTGCTCCACGAAGCCGTAATCCGTGACGTTCCCGGGCGTGACGCGCAGCCACCCCTCGCCGACCCACTGGCGATAGGGCACGCGGTCGCTCCGCTCGCGCTCGGCCAGCGCGGCCGAGGGCACCCAGAACTCCGTGCGGACGATGTACGCCTCGCCGTCGGGGATCACCAGGGCGAGCGCCGTGAGGTCGCGCGTGCTCGCCAGATCGAGGCCGAGCCAGGCGCGCCCCCGCATCTCCGCGACGAGGTGGGGCGCGGCGCACGCGTCCCAGTCCTCCAGCGAGAGCCACCGCGTCTCGGCCGCGACGGCCTGGTTCAGGTAGTACCTGCGGAACGTGGCCTCGAGCCCCGGGATCGCGCGGGCCCGCGCGGCGAACTCGCGCATCTCCTCCAGCGAGCGGAAATCGCCGAGCGCGGGATTCGCGAGCGGCCAGACGCGCTCGTCCCACGGATCCGCCTCGAGCGGCGCCTCGAAAATCCACGGCGAGAAGGCCGGATCGTGGATCTGCCCCGCGCGCACCGCGCGCCCGTACTCCACGAGCTGCGCCATGAGCCCGCCCGCCGCTCCGGGATCGCCCTGCGTGCTGATGATCAGCGTAAGCGGTTCCGCCCTGGCGCCCGTCCCCGTCGTCAGCGCGTCGTAGAGCTCGCGTCCCGCGCCTGTGCCCCACTGGGCGAGCTCGTCGATGATCACCACACTCGGGCTCAGGCCGTGCGCCTTGCCCGCGTCGGAGGAGACTGGCAGGAGGCGCGAGCCCGTGGCGAGATCCTCGATCTCCTTCGCGTGGCGCTTGATGTTGACCCGGTCCAGCAGCTTCGGACTGCGCCGCAGGAACGCGACGACCTCGTCGTAGAGCAGCGACGCCTGGTCGCGGTCCTTCGCGGCGCACACGATCAGCCCGCGCGGCTCCGTCTCCGGCCCGAGCAGATGCGCGAGCGCGAGCGCCGCGCAGAGCGTCGTCTTGCCGTTTTTGCGCCCCAGCGTGAGCAGCCCGGTGCGCACGATGCGGCGCCCGCTCGCGTCCGTCGCGTACCACGCCTCGATGATCTCGCGCTGCCACGGGCGGACCCGGAACGGCTCGCCCGCCCGCGCACCGCTCGTGACGGTCAGCGACTCGAGGAAGCGGACGACGCGCTCCGCGCGCGGCAGATCACGGCGGGCCCATGTCCGCGACTGCCCGCGGCGCGGCGAGACGAGGAGGGCACCGCCCTTCGGCGCGGCGCCCGGCCCACGCAGTCCCACGGCCACACGCTACCGGAGTTGCCACGCTGACACAAGGATTCTGTGCCAGGTTGGCCAGAATTGTGCCAGTTTGGCCCGAACTTAGTGCAAAGTTGGGCAGCGCGCGGTCTGGCAAGGGGGGGCCTCGGAAGAA